GGATACTTCTTTCATGCCTCCTGTGGGTAAATGATTCGCGAAAGCAGTCTTCTCGACTGCCTATTCCTTGTTCCCAGACAGTGTGCCCACCACCCAGCTTAAAATACTTTGGTCGGATATTTCTGGCTTTGTGAAGTTCGGATCTTCTGGTGGGTATCCATCTCTGAAAAGAAAACGCGATCACGTTAAGGAGATGGAAGGTTTCGTCGCCTCAGTGAGCGTGTCTACAGTATTTAAAGCCATACTTGACCCTTTTGTTACGTTCAATCGTACACAGGCGAAAGACGACGGGACTTATGGAATCAGACAAGTTTACTGCCCGACATGGAAGGTGACTCTTCTTGAAATAATGTTTGGCGCTGAGCTTACTAACCACTTTATGTCAAGCGATACTTCGCATCTCATACTTGGGAAGACACAGTTGCAGGTTAGTGAGAGGATGAAACGATTAAAGCAATATCATAAGCTTTGTCTTGACTTTTCGAAGTTTGATCAAACGGTAAACCCGTATGTCTTAATCACTGCATTTGATATTATTTCGAAGGTAATCAATATCGGTCGTTTTCATAACATATACTGGATGTTAGTGTCCCATATAGTATGTGGCTTGATTTATCATCCTTTTACTGGTTTTATTCACAGGACACGGGGAATGGTTTCTGGTAGTTACTTCACTAATCTCATCGATGGGGTCGCTAACTTACTTGTCACCTGATACGCCCTGCACGCCAGCGGTCAGGCTAGTAACGTCAGTATCTTAGTGCACGGTGACGATCTTGTAATCTGCAGCGATGTTCAGATTGACGCTGCAAGACTAGTTCCTTGAATTGAGAAGCTTGGAATGAAGATCAAAGTGGGGTCTGAACACTATTATCCAAGCGGAGAAGATAAAGTACATTTTATTGGAAGTGAATGGGTGGAAGGACAACCTGAGCGTTCAATCGTTCGTATGTGTCTTTCTGCCATTCATCTGAAAAGCAGATGACCGGTTTCTGAGGTCGGCCAGGACAACCTAGTTGAAGGTAGATTGTACACCGTTTTCGGTTACGATAGACGCTTACCTACCTTTTGGTCTCGATGAAACCTGAAGACATATATCGGTCGTAAAATGTTTATCTTCAACGAAGCTCTTTCTTGGGAAAGAAGAGTGCTCGCGAAACAAACTCAACAACTCGGTTCTTGAGTAACTGGGGTTGAGGATCCTTGGAAAACGAGATAACCTTAAACACTAGCGATGGACCGCTAGTGTTTAAAGTCTTAAATGACTAGGGTGGGT